ACTTCGCTAGGCGCCAACTTCTTTGGTGCTGCGTACTCACAAGCTACGAGGTTATTCTATGTGGGATTTAATGCCTATGCTCCTGGTGGGTCTGCTACTTATAATCTTGATTTCCAGGTAAGCGACGACGGAATAACCTGGACGACCTGGGAGTCATTCCCAGCGGTTACATTAAAAGACCGCGAGTGGAAGTACTACGGCATTAACACCACGCAGGCGTTTAACTACTACAGGCTAAACAATCGCACCACTGGATCTACTATGTCCTTGCGTGCGATTCAGTTTGCACAGTCGCAGCAAGTCATTCCGATGGCAAGGCTTAATCGTACCGATTACTTCTCCCTGCCAAACAAACAATTCCCAAGCGAGCGCACATTACAGTATTGGTTTAATCGACAGATTGACCCAGAGATGTATCTGTGGCCCGTACCAAACAATAACTTCCAAGCGTTCTCCTTGATCCTTGAGTGCCAACCACAAGACGTCGGCTCGCTGACAAATGAGCTGTACATGCCAGACCGTGCCCTGCCTTACTTCCAAGCTGCGCTGTCACACAAGCTGGCTATGCAGTTGCCTGGTTCAGATTTAGGCAGAGTACAGTACCTGGAAAAATTAGCGCTAGACGCTCGCACCCAGTTTGAAGAAGAGGACCGTGACAAGTCTCCGATCTACTTCCAACCTAACATCAGCTACTACACACGATGACTACAGCATATATCCAAACGTATGATAATCTGGTACTTGACGTGCAGCAGTACATGGAACGTGACGACCCAGACTTTATCGCGCAAATCCCCACGCTAATTGGTTTGGCAGAGTCTGCCATTGCAGCAGAGTTAAAGACACTGCTGCAATTAGTGGTTGTGCAAACAACTCTAACCCCTGGCGATCCTGTGTTAATTAAACCAACACGCTGGAGAAAAACCGTCTCAATGAAGATTAACGGCGCTCCAGTTGTAATGCGTTCACAAGACTACATAGCCCAGTACTTATCTGAGTCTACTCCCGGCGTGCCGAAGTTTTACGCCGAGTATGACTACAATAACTGGAACTTTGCGCCAGAGCCTGATGACGACTACCCAGTAGAAATCATTTACTACAGCTTGGTACAGCCATTAGACTCAACAAATCAAACAAACCTATTTACTCAAATTGCCCCGCAGGCTATGTTGTTCGGTACGCTGCTACAAGCTCAGGGCTACTTAAAGGCGTTAGACAAGTTGCCAGTGTGGAAATCATACTACAACGACTGTATCGCAGCACTGAAAAAAGAAGACAACAGCCGCAAGATTGATAGAAACACTACGGTACAGGAACCTTAATAAATGACGACATTCGTATCGCCGTTTACTGGCACCGTCGTCCAACAGACCGACGTCACGTACTTTCCCTTAGCGTTTAGTACTAATCAGACGCTACACTGGCCTGTAACAGTTAACCCACCAGAGGTTCCTGCAGCCCGTATTATGGACTGCACACCATCTACGGCCGGGTTGTCAATTGCTTTACCTCCCGGCGGTCAGGGCTCAGAAGGTACCGACATCCTGTTTCGTAACTTGGGCGCGGTTTCGTTTGTCGTAACTAATTCGGCAGGTGGGGCTTCTGTATCCATCGCGGCAGGTCAGTCAAAGTACTTCTACCTATCAGATAACTCCACAGAAGTCGGTACATGGCAGAACGTTACCTTTGGTGCCGGCACATCTTCTGCAGACGCGGCGTCTTTGCAAGGCGCAGGACTAACCGCGTTAGCGGGTAAGTTAGCAGTTACACAAACGCCGATAACCACATCTTCCGCACCCACTTTTAATAACGACAGTCGGGCAAATACGTACGTATGGACTGGTGGCAACGGCACATTTACATTGCCAGCTGTAGCAGGACTAACCCCCGGTTGGTATTTTAATTTCCGTAACAACGGCTCCGGAGCGGTTAACATTGTACCTACCGGCGTGTCACAAATTAATGGCCTGCCAAACATCAGCATTAACCCAGGCGATTCTGGTACGCTAATGTTCCAGTCGTCGACTGGCAATTTCTTTACCGTTGGCCTGGCAACCCCCTCAAATGTAACGTTCACATCGGCAACGTATGACGTAGACGCTATAGCCGGTAATACATTTAGTCTTGTCTCGTATGCCCCAATTATTCAGACGTACGTGGCATTGTCTGGCACCAGAACAACAACCCTAAATGTTTTACTGCCAGCAACAACGCAACTGTACATCCTGTTAAATGACACAACAGGTGTTACGTATAATGTAACATTTCAAATATCTGGTAGCGTCCAGGCTCCTATTATTGTGACCCCAGGTTCCGTAACTTTGCTATTAAGTGACGGTAACTTCCTGTACGTTATTTCACAAACAACGACAACTGTGTTCTTTGCGCAAAATGGTTCGGCCGCGGCGCCAAGCTACTCGTTTCTAAACGATACAGCAACAGGCATGTATTTAGACGCGGTAGATATACTAGGTCTTTCGGCTAATGGTACGGAGATGATGTTGTTAGATAACACGACACCGTTAGATCCGCAGGTAAGCACTCCAGCAACGTTCACAGCAATTAAAGGCATTAAGGGCGGTACATTCTAATGGCAGCACAACAAGACTCCGGCACAGCACAAGAACAATATAACTTAGTTTATACATTAGGCGTACAGCCAGGTATAAAACGTGATGGTACATTATTTGAATCCCGCGAGTTTACCGAAGGGCAGTGGTGTCGTTTCCAACGCGGAACACCAAAGAAGATGGGTGGCTACCGCCAACTGTTTGGTTCTTTTGAGGGCATTCCTCGCGGCATGGTAACAAACGCATACGACGGCGTCAACTATATTTTTGTCGGTGATCGTGTGGGCTTGGAAGTATTTACAACAGGAACCACATTCGGTGTTGGTGCTGGGCCGTTCTTGGCCAACATTTTACCGGGGTATTCACAACAGGCTATTTCTGCCAACACCACAACTACGTTTACAATTACAAGCACGGGTTCGCCAATCGTTGACTATAGCAGTGCGTACCCTGCAGGCACCAAGGTTATCTTTGACCAAAACAATCCGGTCGAGTATACGACGGTGGGCACTCCTGTGTTTACCACACCAAACACAGTGGTTACGTTTACTCCGGCGCTGCCGGCAATGACAACGGTAACAAACGTCTGGATTAACAATACAAAGTACGCCGCAGATGAACGTAACCTGTGGCAGTTTGACTTGCAGTATTCCCCAGTGGGTGAAGAATTAAAGGTACTAGCACATCCCGGATTAAACTTAACTAACATAGACAACGGAATCCCAACGCCAATACTGTATGGTAGTATTGTTCCAACAAGCCCGGGGCAGTGGGACTTTTCTATACTGGCTGATTCAACCGGACAAAACCCAACCTATTTGCCAATCAGTGTATCTGGTGGAGTATGCGTACTATATCCATACATTTTTGCTTACGGCGATAACGGTTACATCTCAAACAACCACGTCGAGGCGGCATACGGAACACAAACATTAACCGATTGGAACGGAGCCACCGCCAACCAGGTCAACATGTCTTCATCCAAGATTGTAAAAGGCATCCCGGTTCGAGGCGGTACAAACTCACCTTCCGGCCTTTTCTGGGCGACAGACTCCCTAATCCGTGCGTCATTTACCGGGGCATCGCCCTTGTTCTGGCGTTACGATATTATTTCCAGCCAAATCTCCACCATGTCGTCATCTGGTTTTGTTGAGATGGACGGTGTGTATTATTGGCTTGGCGTTGACCGTTTCTATCAATACAACGGTGTGGTAAGTGTTTTGCCAAATGATAAGAACGTAAACTGGCTGTTTGATAACATTAACTTCTCACAACGCCAAAAAGTATGGGCCACTAAGGTACCACGCTACAATGAGATTTGGTTTTTTTATCCTAGGGGTGAAGCGACAGAGGTAACAGACGCGATCATCTACAACGTTAAAGACAAGCTGTGGTATGACGCAGGGTCCGCAGCAGGATCACGCCGTTCGTGCGGATACACGACAGAGATTTTTCCAACGCCAATTTGGGCATCCTGGGAATATGACGTTTCCTACAGCAGTGCGTACCCAACTATTGCAACACCCGCTGGCGAACCAGCTCCTAACGCCAACCAGTTTTATATCTCTGGCAACGGGACTACTACATTTGCGCCGGGTAGCTTTGTGTCTTTTTCTAACACCGGTGATCCAGAAGACACGGTGTACACTGTAAGCACAAGTACCTTTATTTTTAACATGCTTGTGCCGTTACCTGGTGCTACTCGGGTTACGCTTACAAAAAACATCAGCCCTGCTATATCGGTTGGGGCGTTGGCGTACAGCGTACTTGGTGGTTATGGTTTGTGGCAGCATGAGTTTGGTCTAAACGCCGTATCGTACAACGCTGAGACAGCCGTAACCTCTAGCTTTACAACGTGCGATATTAGCTGGGTTGGCGGCACTCCGTCACAAGACACAGCGTCCGGACCAAACCGCCGGATGCACATCCGACGTATTGAGCCAGACTTTGTACAAGCTGGCGAGATGAACTTAACCATACTAGGTCGTAAGTTTGCCCGTGGATCAACAGAAAACTCAGGCCCGTTCCCATTCAATCCAGACACTGGTAAGATTGACTTGCGGGTAGAGCACAGAGAAATACGTTTGAAGTTTGAATCAAACGCATCAAACGGGAACTACGAAATGGGTAGGATTTTAATTACAGCTGAGTACGGCGACGAGCGGCCATAATGTCGTTTCAAAAATTCTTCCCGTTTATTCCTGAGGGATCAGACTGGCAGTCTTGGAACGGAAACCTGGTTATGTTCTTTTCTGAAGAGCCCATACCATACATGCCCGAAGAAGAAAACTGGAAACTGGTAGCAAAAAACGTATCCCAGCTGCCAACCTTTGAGGTGTTTCCAGTACCAGACCCAGACCTGTTCCAAGACTGGCAACCCTGGGCCAGTGAGTTTACCTTAATTATCAACGGTCCAAGCCAATAAATAGGGCGCTAAGTGCCCTTTTTTTGTATTATTATATATAGAAGCAATCTAACCCCAAAGGAGTCAATATGCACGGCCAACAGACAATGAAGTACCTCAATGACAAGGCAGTAGCTGATGCTATGCTTGCCAAACAGCCTAAGGATGCAGTTAATCCTGCCTTTGAAAAGGCAGTACAAGAAGCCCTCGCAGCCCGCGCTAAAAACATCACTGAGTAAATGTCCGCTCTGGACACGTTAGACCCAAGAAACGGCATTCGTCATTTTGACGAGGGCGGGTCTACTGCCGCCCCTGGGTTTGACGCTGGTTTTTATTTAGCAGCAAACCCAGACGTTGCACAAAACTGGGGTGGAGACGCGTACTCGCACTATGTTGCACATGGTCAAAGTGAGGGCAGAGCACCCTCAGCACCGGCAGCACCTGAAGCACCGAGCGGCGCGCTTAACATTGCGTCACCAGATTTTAGTGTCCAACAGTTTTTAGGGCAAAATTACACAGCTCCATCTGCACCAGCTACAGCGGCAGACATTGAGGGGTTGTACCAGTCAACATTCAACCGCCCTGCAGATCAGGGTGGGTTAGATTATTGGACACAGCAGGCAAATCTGGGTGTGCCTTTAAGTGTTATTCAGCAGTCTTTTTATGCCTCTCCTGAATACCAGGCCATGTCACCCAGCGCTGGAGGCGGCACTGGTAGTGTCACCGTTGAGGCTGCAGGTCCTGAGTTTAACACTGCAGCACCAGTTGGCCCGGTCGGCCCGATGTTCAGTGACGCGCAAGTTGCAGCGTACATACGGGATCACGACTTAAGTGGTCCGTTGTTGGGCAACGCAATGAGCGCGTTTAACATTACTCCCGAGCAGTTAGCAAACGCACAAAACTTATTAAAAGCAAACGACCCAAGTATCTCAGCTGCGTCCGAGGCTTACACCCAAGCAATTAGCCAAAACCCAAATGCGGATTTAGAGAACCGCGAGTTCTATAATCCAGAGGCTGTAAAAGAAATAAACGACTGGTATCAAACCAATTTAGGTCGTGAAGCTGACCCTGAGGGATTGGCATACTGGAGTAAAGCATTTGGTAGCACGTTTGATCCAAACGAAATAGAACAATTACAAAAGGCCCCGGAGTATACAAACCGGCAAGCAATTATTGGTAATTATGAAAAATATTTTGAACGGGATCCTGACGCCGCAGGTTTAAAGTATTATCAAGACCAGCTGGCCGCGGGCAGAAGCCTACAAGATATTGAGCGCGATATTGCGCTGTCTGACGAGAGCATTGCGTTTAATTCACCTAGCGTTAAGGCCGTGTTAGAGGCAAATTTAGGTAAAGATTTTGCTGGCAAATTGACAGAAGATCAAATTGAAGCATACACAAAAGTACTTTTAGATCCAAGCCGCACGCTTGCAACACCGCAATTTGCAAGTGAAAACGAGTTTGATCGCGAGTTTTACTTAGCACAAAATCCGGACGTTGCCGCAGACGGCATAGATCCATATGCACACTATGCACAGTTTGGATTTAATGAGGGACGTGCTGCCAACGATAAACAAACCTTTGCTACAGAAGACGAAAGACTGCTTGAAGTATTTAGGGAGATTGCGTTAGATCCAGTGCTCGGGGCTCAGCTAAAGGCAGAGAACCCAGCGTTGTGGGAACAAGTAACTCCGTTGCAACGGCGGCCTGATGAAACAATCAGTACCGAACGCATTCGTGCCGGGGATTTTGGAACTGTAAAAGTTGGTGGCGTTGATGTTCCAATTTTAAACGCAAGGGCAGCAGATAACATATTAGGTCGAAATCAGTTTGGTGAGGTGGGAGATTTTTCACATGGCCGTGGCAATTTAACACGCGATTTAGGTTGGTCTAGTAATTCATTTAGTAATAGAATTGCTAGAGGCGCCGAAGCGATTGGTGTAACTGCAATAAGAGATGGCGAAGGCAATGTGTCCTACCAAGGTTTAGATGAAGCCGCTAAATTAGTAGGCGTTGACCCATCGAAGTTTCAAGACAAACCGGTCCAGGCGACATTTAAAACAAATCAGTATGGTGAGTCGGGGAACATAACACAAAAAGCTGGAGATCCAATTTTTGATACTGATGAGTCTGGCAATAGATTGCCTCTCATGGAGACACTTAGTCGCGACCAGCAGTTGTACGACGCCATTAACCAATCGGCTAAAGACATTTATTTGTACACCGGTGACTCATTAACACCAGGTAAAGCTAGAGAAGGCGGTGCTGAAAGTTTTAACACTGTGCTATACAAACGCACTGGTGACGAGCTGATTCCAATTAGTGCACCTGTAGTGCATGGCGGCCAGCAAAACATTGACGTATATCGTCCAAAAGATTACGGCTTTAGCTACTACGCACAGGGCCCATTGTTTGTAGGTAGTATGGCGTTAGCTGCAGCGACTGCAGGCGGTTCGTTTGCTGCAACCGGTGGTTTGGCGGCTACTGTTGGCAGTGCTGTAGGCTTGACAGGTACCGCGGCCACTATCGGTGGAGGCATTATTGTTGGTGCTACCATGGGCACGCTAAACGCCGCTGCATCGGGCGGTGATGTTGGTAAGGGTGCGCTAACTGGCGCAGCAGTTGGTGGTATAACGTCTGCTATGCAACCACTAATGAGCAGCGGCCCAATGGCCAGCACAATTAAAGATATTTCAGACGCATCTGGGGGCTTTTACACCCCGCAACAAATCGGCAGTATTGTAGCTACAACCTTAGCAACTACTGTAGGTAGCGCTACTAGCGGGGCAAATGGAGATCAGATTTTTAGAGCGTTCGCTACTTCTTTAGCGGCTAACGGTATTAGTCAAACCGGCGTAAGCTCTATTACGGCTGCGTTAAAAGATTCTAATATAACACCAGATGTAATGGCTAAGATTGCACGAGCCACACAGCTCGCTGGAAGCACGGTAGCAACATCTGCGTTGACCGGTAAGAATCAAGAACAGATTATGAATAACTTGATCAGTCAGTTTACTGATCCAAATAAATTAATTAGTATCGCTAGTGCGAAAGCCCCGACAGGAACAACAGGCTCGAATATTAATCCAGCTACAGGTCAGCCATACACCGGCAGTGACCAAAACGCAACGGTTAGTCCAAGTGGCGATCCAACGACAGATAGAACAGATCTAGCTATTAATCCAGCCACAGGCGAACCATATACAGGATCTGATCAAAATAGCACAGTAAGCCCGGGTGGCACTACAACAGGCGGCACTACAACAGGCGGCACTACAACAGGCGGCACTACAGCAGGCGGCACTACAACAGGTGGCGGCACTACAACAGGTGGCGGTGGTACAACAGGTGGCGGTGGTACAACAGGCGGTGGTATTCCTAAACTAACTACAGACCAGTTGATTAACCGCGGCGTAGACATAACGACAATTCCCCCAGCTAGCACCTTACAACCACAAACAGCTCGTGTAATTGACACTGGTGAGGGTGCGTCTTATGGTGGTAATTCTTATTTTCGATATGTTTTACAGTTACCCGATGGATCAATTATATATCCCAGTTCATCGGTTGCTTCCGTAGGAAATGAATTTAAGGTTGGAGATGTAATTCCGTTTGATTTAGCGTCTTCATCAAACGCTCCAGTTGGTGCAATTTCAACTGGTACTATGTCACCATCTGGCACAGAAGGTGTTATATACACGGATGTTACGGGTGGTGGAGGCGGTGGAGGTACTACAGGCGGCGGTGGCACCCCCAGTGGCAGTGTTACACCAACAGCGACACAAGTTGCGCAGCAGACTAGTATAATACGAGACGCACAACAGAATGTTGATAAAGTCGCGGGTGATGAAAACGCCGAGATTGTTATTGCTGTTTCGTTAATAAATGATTTACTTGGCACCGGCGCCTCGCAAACGAGCGCAATACAAACCGCTTCAGCAGTCACTGGATTAAGTCAAGCTACAATTAAATCAGCATTAACAGGTACAGGTACAGGTACAGGT